CGGAGAACTACCGTAAGACATTTTTGTAATTGATCTTAAAAATTGTACGCAGGCTACCCAATACTGTCCGTCTTTTTCATTTTCTACAGGAAACTCTCCAGTAATTGTAATATCTTCAACTGAACTACTTTGATATATTGGAAAGGGATAATTAGTATGTAAGGGTTGTAAATTATTATAACTTGCAGAATGAGTTACCAAAACTTGCGGAGTAGTAGGAAATACCATACAGTTATCTGAAGCACGTAACGGCTCTAAATAAGCAGAATTAACAAAGGAAGGAATACTAGTTGGAAGATGAATTCTTACTCTCCAGTCCGATCCGGCAGATTGAGCAGTGCCTCCCCAAGATGCAAACGATGTATTTGACGCAACGTATTGAGCACCCGAAGGAAAGGTTCCTAATCTCAGCGACGACATAAATGCTGCCGGATTAGATATAATCTGTGTTACATTTTTTATTCCGTTTACTGTGCCGGACACTTGATTAACAAAATTACCAACTGTAGTAGCTGTAGACGAAACTGTTTTTACAAACTTATCAAAGGACGAAAGTAAACTCATAATATTATTCTCCTTATGTATTTAGTTGACAAAATTAAGTGCATATATTATATTAGTATTAACTCTATAAGGAAAAAGATGAAAAAAGTCAATTATTTAAATAACAAAGATATGCTAGCAGAAATACATAAAAGTAAAAACACATTTTCGAGTTTTACTGATCCAGAATTTTCAGAGTACGACATAATTGTCTCGGATGTTTCTAAAATTACTTCTAAAATTGTTATAGAAGCAAAACAAAATAGAGCAAAACGATTGTCTTCAAAAGACTACGAAATTAAAAAAATAGAAAACAACAAGATAAAACTATCGGATTGTGAAATAGATATTAAATCGATTAAAAAAACTGATTTAGTATTTAGAGTTATGACATTTGATCACATACCTGACGAACCCGGTAGAAAGAAAAACCCAAAAAGTGTAGCCGATGGTAAGATAAAACTAAACTTCCCACCTTTTCAACATTGGAAGTTTAACGAAGACGGTGAACTAGTGTGCGTGGGTAAAAGTCATTGGGTAGGTGGCATGGAGAATGGTTATTTTTCCAAAGAACACGGTGTGGCAACACGAAAACTTGCACTTATGTGGATGAAACTGTGTGAGCGTTATGCTACAAGAGGAAATGTCCGTGGTTATACATACAATGACGAAATGAAAGGTCAAGCAGTACTACAGCTAACACAGATAGGATTGCAGTTTGACGAATCAAAATCTAATAATCCGTTTGCATATTATACCGCAGCCGTAACTAACAGCTTTGTTCGTGTTATAAACCTAGAAAAACGCAATCAAAATATTCGCGATGACATTTTAGAAATGAATAATTTAAATCCTAGCTTTACTAGACAGTACCAAGGCGAGTTCGAAGCTGCTACAAAACGTTATATAGATTCTCAAGAAGAATAATTGTTGACAATCAAAGACATACTCGCTATACTTTAGTTTAATACGGAGATCTATATTGTTTAAAAAGGCAGCAGTGTTCACTGACATACATTTTGGTATGAAAGGTAACTCTAAGATTCACAATCAAGACTGTGAAGACTTTGTTGATTGGTTTATTCAAACCGCTAAAGAAAATAACTGCGACACAGGATTGTTTTGTGGAGACTGGAATCATAATAGAAACAGTCTTAACCTAACAACAATGGATAGCGGGCTTAGGGCGTTGGAAAAACTCGGGGCTGCATTTGAAAACTTTTATATATTTGCTGGCAATCATGACTTGTATTACAAAGATGCAAGAGACATCAAGTCAACTGAGTTTGCAAAACACATTCCTGGTATTACAGTAATTAACGACGTTACAGTATTTGATGATGTAGCACTTGTTCCGTGGCTAGTTAACGAAGAATGGAAACAAGTAGAGAAGTTGCAAGCAAAGTACGTGTTTGGACACTTCGAACTTCCTTCGTTTTATATGAATGCTATGGTGCAGATGCCAGACCACGGCGAACTCAAAGCAGAACACTTCAAGAACCAAGAGTATGTGTTTAGTGGACACTTTCATAAACGACAAATACAAGGCAAGATACACTACATCGGTAATGCATTTCCTCACAACTATGCTGATGCATGGGATGATGCACGTGGAATGATGATACTGGATCGTGAAAACGATGCAGAACCTCGGTACATTGATTGGCCGGATTGTCCAAAGTATCGTACAATTAAACTATCACAGCTAATCGACGAGAAGGATACGCTTATCAAGCCTAACATGTATCTGCGTGTTACACTCGACCTGCCTATTAGCTACGAAGAAGCAAGTTTTGTAAAAGAAACATTCATGGAACAGTATAAATGCAGAGAGATAACTCTTATTCCACAAAAACAACTTGAAGAAATCACTACAGAACTTGATATTGCACAATTTGAAAGTGTAGATCAGATTGTAAGCAACGAGATCATGTCTATAGACAGTGAGAACTATAATAAAAATCTACTACTGAACATATATGGTGAACTACAATGATTCGCATCAAGGATTTGACTGTTAAGAACTTTATGAGTGTGGGTAATGTTACCCAAGCTGTCGACTTTAATCGTGAACAGCTTACGTTAGTGCTTGGTGAAAACTTAGATCAAGGTGGAGACGATACTGGTTCACGTAACGGTACTGGAAAAACTACTATTGTTAACGCACTGTCGTATGCATTGTATGGACAAGCACTAACTAGTATTAAAAAGAACAATTTAATCAATAAAACCAATAACAAAGGTATGTTGGTTACCCTTAACTTTGAAAAAAACAGTATACTATATCGCATCGAGCGTGGAAGATCGCCTAACATCTTAAAGTTTTATGTAAACGACATTCAACAAATTGATGAATCTGCTGATGAAAGCCAAGGCGATAGCAGAGAAACTCAAAAAACTATCAATGACTTGCTAGGAATGAGCCACAATATGTTTAAACATGTTGTAGCACTTAATACATACACTGAACCATTCCTTAGTATGCGAACAAATGACCAAAGAGAAATCATTGAACAGCTTCTTGGCATTACTATCCTGTCCGAAAAAGCAAACTTGTTAAAAGATCAAGTTAAATTTACAAAAGATCTTATAACAGAAGAAACATTAAAGATTAATGCTGTACAATCCAGCAACGAAAAGATTGGTCAAAGTATTAACACTCTGATAAGTCGTCAACGTGCATGGGAAATAAAAAGAAAGCAGGATATTGAAAATCTATCGACTGCATTAGAAGAACTTGCAAAACTTGACATCGAAGTCGAGTTGGATTTGCATGATCAACTGTTAAAGTGGAACGATCGTAATACTCGTGTTAATGCATTAAAGAAAGAACATGCAACTCTTGAAACTGCACTTACTAGAGCAGATACTAGTGTTCAGAAAGTACAAAAAGACATCAAAGAACTAGACGATGCTGTGTGTTATGCATGTGGTCAAGCATTGCATGATAATAAAAAACAGGAAATTCTTTCAAAAAAAGATAAAGAATTGTCAGACGCTATGAAATATCTGTCCGAGGTTGCAGACAAATTTGAAAAAGTCAACAACGAATTAACTGAAATCGGTGATGTTAATGCAAAGCCGAACACATTTTATGAAACTGCAAAGGAAGCCTACGAGCATAGAAACAACGTAGACAACCTACAAGCAGCGATCGTGCGTAAAGAACAAGAAGAAGATCCGTATCAAGCACAGATAGACGATTTAAAAAACACTGCATTGCAAGTAATCGACTGGTCAGGTGTTAATAAGTTAACAGAACTTAAAGAACATCAGGATTTCTTGCTTAAACTGTTAACCAATAAAGATTCATTTATTAGAAAAAAGATTATTGATCAAAACTTAGCGTATCTAAACAACAGACTTACATATTACCTTGATAAACTAGGGTTACCACATCAAGTTGCGTTTTTAAATGACCTGAGTGTTGAAATTACACAGCTAGGTCAGGACTTGGACTTTGATAACTTGTCAAGAGGTGAGCGTAATCGTTTAATACTAGGTCTGAGCTTTGCTTTCCGCGATGTTTGGGAAAGTTTATACCAAAGCATTAACTTGTTGTTTATCGACGAGCTCATTGATAGTGGAATGGATACAGCAGGAGTTGAAAATAGCTTAGGAGTTCTAAAAAAGATGGGAAGAGAACGTAGCAAAAACATTTTTCTTATCTCGCACAAAGACGAACTGGTTGGTAGAGTTAATAATGTGTTGAAAGTTATTAAAGAAAACGGCTTTACCAGTTACGCAAACGATATTGATGTAGTAGAATGACAATCGAAGACGATACACACGACAAACTTGTTAAGGCATACCTAGATTATTTTGCATTAAACGAAGATTTTCAGCAGCGTCCTGCTGAAACTAGGCGGCGCATAGTAAGAAAAAAGCTAAACGAGATAAAGTTATTGTGTTCAATACGTCGTGATGAAATAATGGAAGAACACCGCAGGCATGTAAAAGATGGCAGAGCAAGAAATAATCCAAAAGAGGCACGTAGAGTAAATCCAAAAAATAATTAATGTATGAATTGGACATATAAAGGTAAAGAAGTCACAGAAATACCAGAAGAGATCGAAGGCTTTGTATATCTTATTACCAATCTACTCAATAACAAAAAATACGTAGGCAAAAAACTAGCACGTTTTAAAACCACCAAACCACCGCTTAAAGGCAAAAAGAACAAACGCAGAGGCTACAAAGAAAGCGATTGGCGAGACTATTGGGGATCGTCGGACAGGCTAAACGAAGATGTAGCAGCACTAGGCACTGATAAATTCACAAGAGAAGTACTTTACTTTTGCAAAAGCAGAGCAGAAATGAGCTACATAGAGGCAAGAGAACAGTTCGAACGTAGAGTTTTAGAAACAGATGAGTATTATAACGGTATCATCAACGTTCGTGTAGGCGGATCAGACAAACTGCGTCAGGCTCTTTTAGAACAACAGGCAAAATAATCCAACACATAAGGTTGGCGGGCCAGTTTAGAAACACCGCTGTGGAAAAACCGGGTGGTACCGGACACGTAACATGTTGATCGACACTCCAGAGAGTGGAAGCCATCAGACAAATTGGGCTCACTGATTGACATAGGTTGAATGTTGGCAATCGAAACACTGCACATTACACATAAAAACCGTTTGCACTAGGAACGAAGCAACGGATAAAAGTGTAGTGTATGCACTCTAAAAGAATTTTATTAAAATATTTTTATAGCGCATACACTATATTTTGATGTCGACGTAGGTTGGGAAAGGTCAGAGCCCATTGTGTAGCAGAAAACACCTACTTCCAAGTCTCGGCTGGTGATACTCACATAATGTTTGAGAAGGAGGAACCTGTTAACAGGTTCCGTCTGACCAGATTAATCTACATAATATTAATTGCATGTGTTACACACATGCTTAATCATTAAGATAAAGATAATATGTGTTGAGCGATAGCGATAACACAGTTGAACGTAGTTCAACTCAAAGGTTATTCATAAATAATACAAATAAGTTTAAGGATACTTGGAATGAAAATACATCAGATAATCTCAGAAACAGAATTAAATGAAAAACCTATGGGCATGTTACAACGTGCTGTAGCAGGTGTAGCAAGTAAATTTGGTAGTAGTGCAGCTAAGGCAAATCTTGATGTAAATAAAGATGTTATTACAATGAAGAAAGATCTTGCTGGTTGGATGGCAGGCAGTGGTATTGCCAAAGGAACATTGAGTGTTGAAGATTTTATTGATTTCTTAGGAAAAAAAGGTCTTCCTACTGACTTTGTTAATAGTAGTATGCAAGCAATACGTCGACAAAGCGGTACTCCTGATGAGTCTCCGTTGACCAATCCTGAAGTTGACGAACTATTAAAGAAAGCATCGCAAGCTGGATTTAAATCTCAAGGTTCTACAGGTGCAAAAAGTCGTTATGCTGCTAAGACTCCGACACCTGCTGACAATCCACCTGCACAAGGACAAGGCGCTCCTGACATAACTAATTTTGTTAACAGTTTAACACCTCAACAAAAAGCAAAACTTAAAGCATCACTATAAAAATAAAACAAACCTGCTTAGAAATACGGCAGGTTTGTTTTTTTAGCTACTTCATGATTTTCTTTTATTAAATTAGCTATGATTTCTTGATCTTCGGGTGACAACTCATACGCCTCTGACAACGAAACGCTTCCTCTCATGCTCCAACAAATTTTAAACAAGTTATGTTTTAGCTGTTTTGTTTCGTTATCTAGGATCTCAACTTCTTGTAAGATCTTTTCAACTGACCAAGTTGAGATCCTTATGCGAAAAAATCAGAACGATCAAAAATAATAGGCAGCATGAATTCTTCTGGAGCACCTGCTGCACGTTCTTCTTCGCCAGTTACAACTTTCAAAGATTTTATTTTAAACTTTTTTCTTTGTTCTTCGATGTGATCCAGCACAGCTTTGTACAAGTCTTTGTCAGCGTTGTCAAAAAATTCTGCTATATGTGTCGGATCAGTTACAGGATCTTCATCTTGATATTGAATAGCAACTACACTTCGTGCCATTAATCCTATGTTCAAGTCAGTTAATCTAGTAAAACTTTCATTGAAGCGTTGTATTTTTTCAACTTCGGACATGTTGTCGTCGTCTAGTAGCTTTAATATTCGTTGCTCTTCAAAGGTTTTCATTGCACTGTCAGTGAAATTTTTATAATTTGTAGGTGCAATTTCAAATTTCCAATCACGGTAGGACACTATGTTTTCATATTCATTTGATGAAATTTGATCCAACAGTATTCTTAGGTCAACGTCATACGAGCGTTCAATGTCTGTGTTGGGCAGTGTGGTGGTAATGGACATCTTCTCACCATAGGTTGCAATTCTTATAGCGATTAAGATATAATCTACGTCGATGCTGGGTACGTTCCACGCATTTTTAATATTAGGAATACAACTTTGTATTACATCAACAGTTGATTGCCCGTTTAACAGTGCATCGGGTGTTTTAAAACGCAATTCATCCTTGGCAGTCATGGCCAACACAGGGATTTCTCCCGTTTCCGTTGTTTCAAACGAGCCTTTGGGATAAAAATATCCTTTACTAGGCAATGTAACATATAGTTTAGGTTGTCTAAAATGCTTTGCTAACGGATTGCTAGATGCGGACAGGTTCATGTATTTTTTCTCCGGATAAATACTATGTAGTATATATGCGATATAATTATGTACGTATTTAATTTAGGTTAGCAAATGGTAGATGAAGTAGAAATTTCCAATGTAGGCGGTCCGAAAGGTGTTGCCAGTGAAGCTACGCTTGCAGCATTGGTTTCCGCATTAAGCAAAGGTGATACTGCTAGAGATCGCGGACTGCGACTGGAAGGTCTAGCTAGAGCTTCAAACATAAAAGAATTAAAAACTGGAACAAAAGAGCAGGGTGCTTTTGGAAAAGCTATATCTGGTACTGCAAGTGCTGCTGTAGGCTTAGGAAAAGAATTCCTGTTTGGCGGCAATAGACTTTCGGACTTTAGCAGAGCAGTGTTCGGCGCTGACAGTGCTATTACCAGTCTTGTTAAGTACACTGACAACTTAATTGATACCTACAGAGAACTGAGTTCAGTAGGTGCTGGGTTTAACAACAGTTTGTTTGATTTTATTAAAACTAGTGCAATGACCGGTATGAGTTTAGGAGATTTTAGTGATCTTGTATCTCAGAACAGTACAAGACTACGAATGTTAGGTGGCACTGTTACTGAAGGTGCTAAACGATTTGGACAAATCAGTAAAACACTAAGACAAGATTTTGGAATTGGCCTAAGTAGAGTTGGGTTTACTATGACTGACTTGAATGATGTGTTGCTAGAATACTCTGATTTTTCTATTAGTCAAGTAGGAAGAGAAACTAGATCTAATCGTCAACTAGCAGCGGCCGCTGCTAGTTACGGAATGGAACTTGATCAGCTTTCTAAGTTAACAGGAATAAGCAGAAAGCAACTTGCTGAAACAATT